CAACGTTATAAGCCGCCTTTGGAATATTACTAATGGTTGTATAGCCGCCAGGAGAATTAGGCGCAGGAGCCATATTAGCGGTAAGGGGAGGGCTTCCTGGCGGTTGAGCAGGGGTTACATCAGGCTCAGACATAGCGGCCGCTTTATTGATACCTCTACCAGCCAATTGTGCTGCTTTTTCTCCTAAGATACCTAAGATAGCTGCATGAACAGGATCACCACCCGCGCCACCTTGTTGCGCGCTAATAGCTCCCACCCTACTTGGAGCATTTGGTAGCTTATTTAGACCTTTTCCCCCAAAAATTAAGTTCCCAATATTTCTGACGCTCGATTCATCTTCGCTTTGAGATGCAAGCCCGTGGCCTTTTTCAAACTCCATCAAAGCTTCATAAGGCGTTGGAGCTTTAGCCTTATCGTCTTTCATTAACATCTGATAGAGATTAGGTGATTTAGGTTTACCGCCTTCATTTTCAGATCCAGGAAACTTTTCATTCAAATAACGCGCTAAAATTTGAGGAGAACTTATAAGCTGTGCCGTGCCTTCTACACCACCTGCACCTAGGTTGGCTAAAGTTTCAACAGGATTATTTGTCAAAGCATAGCGGCCAGCTTTTTTAAGTCCGCCAGGAATAGATTCAATCATCTCGCCAAAAGCAGGAATAGCGGATGACAAAGACTCCGTAATATCATTCCCGATTCCCGCGAGTCCCGTTTCAGATGTTTTATATTGGTCGCGGGGAACGGTTTTCACTTCCCCCGTTTTCTTATTCCTTAACGTTATCATGTCTCTTGCTTGCATCAGACAGCCTCCCAATCATCGGAAGAATAAGACTCTTCATTAGAATTAGAATTTGATTCTTGACCATTGACTGGCGTTATTTTGTTTGATTTTTTTACTTCGCCCGCAGAATATTCTTTGCGATGCTTTAAATCTTTTACAAGTTCTCTTAATCGTTTTCTGTAGTTACCCGTTGTTTCACCGTGGCCTATTTGTAATTGCGCCTTAACAGTATTAATACCTTCGTTAGTCATAGGAAGACCATAAGCACCAATTAATGAATCGAGTGCAGACTTAACAAGCGCATCATATTTTGCTTCTTGACTCATTAATCCTGGAATAAGTCCCGATCCTAATCCACGTGGGTAAGGTTGAAATCCTTTTTCATCTAAAATTTTCTCAATTGTCGGTAAAGCAGTATCAATAGACGAAATAATATTTTGATGCTTACTTATCATCTTATTGGTTAAAGGTATTCCATTTTCGGTAGGCGCAGCACCAGCGGAGGCGAGTACTGTCACTTTTCCGCTAGGGTATTTAGTGATAACAGTCGTCTTACCGCTTTTATTATCAAACTTTACTTCTTGAGATTTTTTGAAACCTTTCTTTTCCAGGAAGGAACGAGAAAGAGGATTAGAATCCCACATAGCGTCCACGCCAGAAAGCTGCGGCGAGCCTTTAGATATAACGACTTCATTAGATGCCTCCGGTGCTGGCGATTGCATAGATGGTTGTTGTTGAGCCGCACCTGCATTTGGCATACCCATAGGAGGTGCGCTAGGCATTGCCTGTCCACCACCTTGAATTGCTGCAGGAGGCATTGCAGGAGGAGGGGAACCGATCATAGTCATACCTGGGACACCAGGAGGAACCGGCAATCCTTTAGGCATTCCTGGCAGAGTACGTCCACCTTGCCCACCCTGTGGCATTGTTGGTGCATTCCCCATCATGGGAGGCATTCCACCACCTTCAGCACCATTTGGCATTGCAGGCGCAGCACCACCTTGTTGGGCACCACCCGAAAAAGCAGCCTTGAATTGCTTTTCTAATGCTTGTTGTTGTGCCAGCTCAAACATCAATTTATTAATATCCATCTGAGACTTTTTATTGCTTAACCTGCTTGAGGTTAAACCTAGCTCTTTTTCAGTTGGCAAATACTTATTAAGAATTTCCTGATGCGTATTTCCTAATTCGGTCGACTTTAAATTAGCTTTTGCATTCGGTTCAGCAAACTTGGCTTGAATTTCTTTTATAAGCGCATCTTTGGGCATGTGATAGCCCTTATAGAAATTCTCAACCGCATCTCCCATACCGGAATAGTCTCTGGCAGTTACCGGAACTGATAGAAAATTAGGAAATTGAATAGCCATAATTACTTCCTTTTAATAAACGCTTATTTGAACCAGTCCGATCCTTTCAATGCACCTGCGCCTTGTGAAAAGGCTTTTTGTAAGGCATTAAGAAATGATTGTTTATCTTTATTGGCTTGGGTTGCATCTTGAAAACTAAGACCTGCTTGAGATGCTAATGTACCACCCAATAAATCAGTTAAAGATTTGGTAGCATCAAAACCTTGGTCATTAAACCCTTGCTCTCCTTGCAATCCCGTACCATAAATCCCTAATGCATTTTGCAAGTATTGCTGCATGTCTCCAGACATGATTTTATTGGCCATCTCACCATATTCTGTTTGATGTTCAGGTGTTCCTGAAAACCCACCAGCTGCAGCTGTTGCACCGATTCCTTTACCTAATTTATCACGTTGGTAAGTTGCACCTGCTGACATTTCATAATTCTTCATGATGTCATTCATAAAAGATGTGGGATCCATTAGCTTCCCGTATTCACCTTCTAGCATATTTCCAGCGCGAGCACCTCGGTCAATAAATGGGTTATAAGCTTGCTTTCCCATTCCGGGTATTTGGTTTAAATATTTATTGGCGTCTTTCATGGGGTTTCTGTTCCCACCTTTACCACCACCAAAAGCACCTAATAAACCACCCAAAGCACCACCAATACCTGCGCCCCACGGACCAAATGTAGCCCCTGCCGAAGCACCAGAAACAGCCCCTGAACCTGCTCCACCCCAATCAAATGCCATAATCATTCTCCTTAATTTCTTTATGGATACGCTGTCGTTGTCACTTTTCTTAAAGCGCCACCTAATTTGAATACGATGACTTCAGCATCCGATTCATACCATCCTGTACCATCTGGCATTTTCGGGGCAACAATAGCTAAATTAGCCGCTGTTATTGGCGGGAAAGTCCACCCACTGTCACTCAAACCATTCTGCAATGCTTGATTCAATTGGTCGTGATAAATCTGCATTGGAGGGGTTAAATACCCATCTTCTTTTACATATTGTACATCCGAAAAAACTGGAATCATCATAGTATTTACGCTCCTATTTCCATCGTACCGTTTTTAACAACGAAACGGCCTGCGCCCCAGAAACGGAGCTGGAAAGTAATTTGCTGTGCATAGCCAAGGTTATTAAAGCGTGGCTGATTTTTATAATCACCGGTTGCCTTTAATGTATAACTAACGGCATTGCTAAAGTTAATACCGCCATTCTTGGATATCGTTAAATCAACACGTGGCTTGTTGATGGTGCAATAACCGCCTTCAGTCAATATAGGCACACCATCTTCTGTATAAATGATTTGGTTTGTGTCTTCCGTTAATATATAGCCAAAACAAACCGGCTCATTATAAGCGTCAGGTGTCGTTCCGCTTTCAATAACAAACGTAAACATTTTGATTTTATATTTTTCAGGTCTATTCGGAATGCGATGCGTGTTAGATAAACGCACTCGAGGTATATCATATACCTTATCAACCGACTGACCGGATGAACTTGCAAACGTATCGTATTGAGTTAAATCGCTGCTAATTTCATACATGACACCGTCTTTGAAGCTCAAGAAATAGTTTTTATTACCGAAATAGACAATCTGTCTCATTGGGAATGCAGTGAAGTCCCAATCGGTCAAGTCATAGAACTTCTTAGTAGTAAAGTCGTACATCACTGTAAAATCATCAAGCGGATCAAAGAAGGTAAGAATATAAAATAGATGCCCACCTTGACGATATAGAGCGGCAGTAGAACTACTAGGTACTTGAACTGTTTCTAGCAAATTATCAAATCCATCCGTAGAAATTCTTGATGCACCACCGCCTTGCATGACCATCAGGGAAGGGGACGACCTTTCGTTAATACCGAGCCATGCCACTACTTCGTCGTTTGCCGCAATCGTTGCAACAGACGCTGCTCCATAATCAATATTGATAGTTGAGTTACGCTGATAAACGCCCAAGCCACCAATGTTATTCCAAATTTCTGCAACTGAAGAGCCAAATACTAATATATTGTTTCCCCGACCAGGAATTCTTATCACAGCCTTTGCAAAGTCCGGTTTTGTTTGAATAGCTAAAGTCTGCACCCAATTCAATTTATAAGCATTTGGCAGAGTGTTATCCGATCCGCTTTCAAAAATTACCCATTGCGATCCAAATACAGTGGTAAGCGCATTACCAAATATAAAATACGTATTTTGATAGGTAACATAGTTAGGCTGGAAATGTGTATCAGATGGAACGTTAACGTAGTCAGCCAGCGCAATAGCACCAGGTGCCAACGCATAGTTATAAATCCATGCTGATTGACCATCTACAAAGCAAACCTGGGACGATAGGTTTTCATCAAAGAAGACTTCACCAGATGAAGTACCAATAGCACCGATATTGGTAGCAGATTCTGAAAATTGGTTTATTCGATAGACGGTACCCGCAACCACGGCAAGAATAAAATTACCGCGAATAGAGTGAAACACCCCACGGCCTTCCGCTCCTAATTCAACTAATCGAAGTATAGCGGCATAGCCAGGAAAATTAGTAAGCCATTCTTCTTCGCCATCAGCTGAAGAAGTAATGTACATATTATAAGTTCTTTCAACCGAAATAGTAGGGTGGATGCCAAATACGGAGCTGCCAACAATCCTTACGGGTACTTCTTCGGTATCTGTAGTTAATCCCATTATTCATGATCCATTAAATAAATTGCTGCTTTAGTTAACAGATCAGGGGAATCATAAAACTTACCTAATCCAGAATTACAATCATGACAAAGTAATGATCGAATTTTTCCAGTTAAATGATTATGGTCGATACAGAGTCTCATCACTTTACCCCTTAGCTTTCTAGTTTCTTCTTTGCCACAAATAAAGCACTTATGATTCTGATCTTCAAACATTGCTTCATAAGTATCAATCTCAAGGCCATGATACCGACAAATAGCCCTAGTATTTATATCTTTGGCATTTCTTTCATAATAATCTTTTCGCCATTTATCATACTTTTCAGGGTAATTTAATCTATCTTGTGCCGCTAATTCTTTGACTCTTTCTCTATTTTCACGTTTCCATTTAGCAGCGTCTAAAATGGATTTTTCACGTGTATTTGCATATTGAATCTTTCTTTTTTCACCAGCACAAATTTTACATCTTAAGCGTAAGTAACCTTGTTCTATGCTTTCATAAGCATTTTCAAAATTCATCAAGCCGTGCTTATCACAATTAAAACCCTTTTGCATTGCTTCAAACTTAGCTTCATCTATGCATTTTTTGCATCTTAATTTTTTATTGTCTTTATACTTTATGTCGTAACAAACATAAGCTTCTTCTTCAGTTAAGATACCGTGTTTCTTACATTTTGATGTTTTCATATTGCCACCTAAAAGGCATCATGATAACATTTTCTTAGGGAACAATCCTAACTATTAACGGGAAGCCAACCCCCGGATAAATTTACAATTGCGTAATTAATGGCCGCACCACTACTTAGACTGCTCAATTTTTGTTGACGCAAATCCATGACATTGGTCGTGTTATTGATCCATTTAATATATTTTTGTAGTTGTGTAGCAACGTTGACAGGCACGTTGTATGAAAAATACTGGCATAGCCTATCAGCTAGCAAATACTGTAAAAAATTCGTATAGAATTGATCTAGTGTTAATGACAAATCCTGAAAAAGAGTCACAGCATTTAAACGAAACGTGCCGTGTATTTCCAATGGATAAGCCACATCTGGAATAAAATAAAGAGAGAGCGTACCGCCCGCAAAGTTTCTCTCAAAGTGCCAATTCCATGGCAAACTTTGAATCTGAGTTGCTCTAAAGCTACCGAAGAACTCTTGACGTTGCTGGTTCCTGGTTTGATATCGAATACCCTGGATATAAAATACAAAGACATCAATATCAATTAAATTTGCAATATTATAATTAGGTTCGCCCGCCACAGCTGGCATCAATAACTTGTCTGTGTAGGGAATCGTTCCCTCATCAATAGTACGATCAGCCAACACCTCATTTAAGAGGCGGAGGCCATCGGTTGTTTGACTGCCGGTAACCGTTTCAAAGTCCCGACTAACAATCCCACTAAGATAATAGGAGTCCGATATGAGATTGCTTGTCAAATAAGCCATGACCTCTCCTTTTTTTTAGGTTAGATCGTGTACTGATAACCAGCAACGTTAATCGCTACTGTACCTGCTGACACTTTGTAATTGATTTTAGGCGCACCTGAATCCAGTTGAGCCTGTACGTATTCTCTTACAAGAGTATGAGCAGAAGCACCCGCAACGCCTGCTATGTACTTAAGAGTATCCCCAACGGCCGCGAAGGGCTGAAGAGCAGCCGTATCGCCAGCTGCGTTAGCTGTCCAGTTAAGTTCAATTTTAGCAAGCAAGTTTTGAACAGCTGGAACGAATGTCGTTAACGTAACAGCAGCGTAGGCTGACGAGGTACCAGCACTAATTGCGGTAGCAATTGGCACATCATATACGAAAGTTCGTTCATTCGATTTTCCACTAAAGTAACCTGGTAAAAAGTTAACTGAAGCATCAGTACGAATATAACCGATCAAACGAAACATATCATAACCAACAGGCAACAACGGAGTTGTAGAACTAGCCGACAATAATACGCCTGGTAAGTTTGTGTTAGTAGAATCACCTACCACAAACAAGGAATATAATGTTGATAAGACTAGAACGCCGTTATCTAAGCCGTTTATGCCGTTTTCAGTAGGATCTAATGTAGCAACGGTATCCATAATGATATCGTTTTCATTAGTGCTATTTCGCGCACGACCAGGCTGAACAGTCGCTGCTGCCACGCCGGTGATTGCGATTTGTAGCCCGTCTACTTCTAAGTAGGGGGCATTTACGATTGGAATATTAACGCTCATTATTAAGCTCCTTTACAGTGGGAATATGACAGCCATTGCGTTATCTGATACCTGTGTTTTACCCCAGATCGCATCATGAACTGTGCCATATAAGTTCTGACCGAATTGAGCACCGGTATACATACGTAGAGCCACCCCTGTATCTGGATCTTGCTCAACAGAAGTCATGAACGGATCGCAATCAGGTAAAGGCGGAATAGCCACATAGAACTGGTTACCCGACTGAACCATACCCACACGATGCGATGGCAATACTTTAACCTGCATACCAGCAACGATTTGTTGTGTGATATTTTGGTTTTTGCCAACAGCAGCTTGTAAAGGTGGATCAATAGTAACGGTAACTTGTGAACCGCCGGTAGACGCAGCTCCTGTTACTGCTTTGAACTGAACCGGACAAGCGGAAGGTCTATGACCTGTGAAGGTACGAAAACGGATATTAGGATGACCAGAAACGTTATCTTGGAATTGGAATCTATCATATGCAACAACAGAGAACGCATCACTTGGAGCGGATGTACCACTAAAAGTAATTGCTGTTATTCCGCCATCCGCATTTTGAACTACGCTGACAACAGTTAAGGTAACACCTGCTTGACCTTCAGATCCTGAAATATGCTCAGGTAGTAAGTTTGAGGTATACCACATTGCCTTGTTGAACGCGCCCAATTCCCAGCTGTTACGTAGCTCTTCGTTACCGCCTTTGCCACCTGGTACGAATTGATTTAATCCAGATCCGATGATGTCAGGAATTGCGATGTCGGACATATAAACTTTCGCATCGTATTTCGCTGAACCGAAGTTTCTGAAGAAAGCCATCATCTGGCCAAGCTGATTGAACGAGCTTATGGGTGTGGTTCCGTTGCCATAGAATCTGTAAGGACTCGTTTCGCAAATTCCAGCGATATCCGATTCAATAACAGCACCTAATTCTTCAATGGCGCCCTTACCAAATCTATCCATGTAATCTTCAAGGTTAAAAATTAATTGTTGAGCAGAGATATCGATACCGATATTTTTACTTTTATCAACAGTTAAAGATTGGACGCGCTGTTCAACACCTTGGAATGATACGACCAAGCCATCGTTAGCGATGAAGCGTGGTGGCTTATCAAAGGTGATTGTATCGCCCAAATTTGCGGGATTAGCTTTTTGGAAATCGCGGTATTTTGTATTAGCGGTAGATACGAAACAGTTAATATTCTGTAAGTATGCAAGATCCGCTTTGTTGTAAGTTTGGACATTTTGCACAATATTGTTAGGCAATGCCATGTTAATCTCTCCGTTAGATAAACATTGAGACAAAACAATACGGCATTACCAGAAATTAATTATCCGCGATACTTAGCCTTAAGATCGCGCATACTCAGGGTACCGTTGTCTTGTCCTGTCGTTGAAGATGACATACGGCCGAGAGGAGCAGGGACGTTTTTTTCGTCCGCTTTAGCTTGTTGGTTGGCTTTAATAGAAGCACTAATCTTGCTAATCATGCTTTGAGCTGCATTAGGATCACGTTCGGATAAGACAGCGAGCGTAGCCCATTTGCTTGGGTTATTCATTAGCTCATACATAACTGCATCAGTGTTATCTACTTGGTCAGCCAGAAAGACGAGGTTAGGGAATGCTTGCGGGTTAAAGTCAGCCATAACAGTATCGAAGTCTTCATACGTATCTTTGCCTCTAGACATCTTGGCCTTGTATGAATCAGCAATTCTGTTTGCTTCTTTCTCTAACTCTTCTTGAGCGCGCTGTGTATTAGCCTGTTGCATCTGCTCTCGCAAATCGTTTAAGACCTGCTGTTTAATGGTTTCGTGGTCAACTGGCGCTGCAACGGCCATGCCTCCCATAGAACCACCATTTTTGAGCTGTGCGTTTTCAGCTTTTAACGCGTCCAATTCTGCTTGCATTGAATCTCTCCCTTTGAGTTTGGCTTTTTTTACAAGTTCCTCAACGCGAGAGACTGGTAGCATCTTCTCTGCTTCAGATGACTCGTCAATAATAGACGGTTCAATTGGCAGTTCAGATCCCATGTCCTTATCTACAGCTACTTCCTCAGTCATTCATCATCTCACTGTTGCCGTTGTGAACGTGTCCGCAAGGTTTAAGTTCCTTGAACTGCTATTTTGCCGCATAGTTGCGTGTTGGCCGGATTATAAGCTTTCCGTAAGCTGATATATTCACCATATATAGTAAATAAAATATACTTTTAATGCAACTAACCTTTTTTATTTTTCTTATTTGCCAATACCTTATTGGCTTTTGCGTCTATCTTTGCTTTGCCTGACTCACTTAATTTTCCTTTGTTAACCATCTGCGTCGCACGGGCTTTTGCATTCGCTGCGTGCGCCTTATCTGGCATAGGATATTTTTTCTCACCTGGCAAGCCGAACTGAGATTTTTTAAGAGAGTCACGTTTTTTTGTGGTTAAAGTTGCCATATCAACATCCTTTTTTCTTTGAACCATTTGATTTAACCATACCGCCTGTGCTTTTTTTCTTTAAGTTATCCGCTTTAGGAGCTGGACTTGTCTTAGCGCCTGTTCCGGTAAACTTGCTTGCTGGCATCTTTGCTCTCTTCTCTGGTTTGCTTTTCATAACGTTCTCCTTGGGTTATTTATCTATATCAATTTCAATCTCAGGCTCTGATTTAGCCATCGCGTCTGTTTTAGCGAAATGTTCGCTTAACTTTAATGTGTGCTCAAGGGTAGTGCGGGCATCTTCAGCCGCGATCCTTTCTTGATCTAAGGCACGGTCAAGGTCAGCATCTTGTATGTTGCTCATGACTTCAAGGAATTTAATATCAGCTTCCTTGTTCTTAACAGCATTATTTGCATTCGTCTTAGCTAATTCAACTTGAGCTTTAAGTTGATTACCTTGAACTGTGGCCTCCACCTTAGCTTGCTCAGCTTGGACTTGCCCCATTGCGATATCTTCCATGGTAGGCTTATCAGCGTTGGCTTCTTGCGCTTGCTTAGCCATTTCTTTTTGATTATCCATCCATTCTTGCACAAGATAACGTAGTTTCTCAATACCGCGAATGTCAATATTATCCAGCAATACTTCAAGGCCATTTTGGTTCATGAATTCTTTGAAACTATCACTTACACCCATCAATGCAGTAATGGTCTTAAGAGCAATTTGTTTTTGAACTTCATAGTTAACACCAGGCTCAATCGTGACATCCAGTGCAGAGACGTCATAGTCAAACTTCATGTTACCTTTTTTGTTAATCTCGTAATATTCTCGCTTACCATCCGGTAATATCACCGGGATAGTGCGAGGGGTCACGTAATATTTAGGTAACAGATTCAGATATATTTCCGCACATCGTGCCCAACCATGTATAAATCCTGTCGTATATGGCATAGCAGCAGCATTAGAGTGCATAGCACCTTGCATAATAGCTATCCCAGAGATGTCATTCTCGTTAGCACCTAAGGCTGCATCATAGGAACCTAAGATAACCTGAACAGTATTGTCTGCCAGGTTAAATGTACTGGTTAATTCAGGCGGAATAGGGGCGCGCATGATCTCGCGAGGAGGATTTAATGGTTGATTAGGATCACCATCTTTAAATTGATTGTAAAGCACCACAGTCGCTTTTTGAGGCTCAGTATAAGCAAGCTGGTAATCTTTGTTAGCGGGTATGCCTTCCACCGGCGCAGTCCACTTGTGTTGTATTAGGTTTTCTATTTCGTTGCATAAAGATTGACCTGCGAAGTTCTTCATGCGTTGCGTGTCTTTGGCATGATAAACATAAGGTCTAATGACTTGCTCAGCTTGTGAGTTTTCATTGTCACGTACAATAACGCTGTTACCATCAAAGAAAACTAAAGGTAACATTGAGAAGTTGGTTTCTTTAAAGTCTACAATCTTCGTGCCGGTAATAGTGTACTTATCAATCGTTTGAATATCTGTTATACGAGACTTTAATACGATAGGTGCTTGTTCAATAATCCCGGCTTCTTCCCACTTGGCTAGAAACTCTTCGTATTGTTTTTCGGTAACAACGTGTCCATTAGCAAGCTTTAATATCTTTGTCTTTTTAATACGCTTTTTAAAGAACTCACCAAACAAAAGAATGTCTTCCTTCTGATTGCGATAAGACCAATTAAAACCAACTAAAGAAGAACCACGCGTGAACTTAACATCTTTAAGAATATCAGATCCATATAGTTCTTCTGCTTCACCCGCAGACTTAGGGAACAGCTCACAAGCAAAGCGACCGTCGCCCTTATGAGATTTTCTTGCTAACGGATCAAAGACGGTAAGGGTAGGATCAAAGACAGGCTCTATATATATTTTCTGGTCAAAGGATTTTTCATCGGCATAATCAGTATAAATCTTTGCAACGTCGTAACCCCCAGAGAGTATATTACGATAGAGATGATAACTAAGGTCGTTTGTATTCCCACCCCCAAAAGCTGCCTTTAAATGGGCTTCGACAAGTGCAATGATATTAGGATCAATGAGCTTCACGCCTTCCTTACCGCGAACCGTAAATGCTGCGTCCATCTTGGAGAACTCACCACATAAACGGCTAATAAACGCCTCTAATATGTTAAATTCCATGTTGGGCTTTTCAAGTTCATTGTTAACCGCCTTATCAGCCAATGTTAACGAAGACTTAAAAACAAACCGAATAAACTCGTTAAATACTTTGTAGTTCTTTTTGAAGTAAAGCCATCCCTTTTCTACATCGCCTCGTATTTCTTCAAAGCTATTAGTAGCAGACTTTTTAACGTACGCCATCGCGATTCATCCTTAATGCTTGTTGTCGTCTCATATTCTGCGAGATGGCATTCATCACATCGTCCGCAGGACTTCCTTTGACATCTACTTTATGCAATAACTTGTCTATTAGACCGATTTTCACTCCATCATACAATGTATCGCAGATATCGTCATGTCTATGTGTATTGTTTGCTGTAATCTTTGCCATGTGCTTCTTGCAATTAGCCACATGCCTTGCATTAAAGGTAAAGCTGACACATTTACTGGCTATATAGGGCTGCATCTCAATGTAACGTGAGGTTTTACTACCGGATGCAGCTGTACGCTGGACATCCTTTATCTTAATACCTTGAAGTTTATTGAGAGAGGCTATCAAAGTCACGCCAGTTGATTTCTTTTCAATCGCAGCGATAAGCGGTGGTGTTTCATGTCGTGAGCATTCTCGTAAGAAATCCAGAACGCGATCTTCCAAATCCTTAGCGTCAATCCAATCTTCAACGCAATCTATCCAATGCAATGCAAGTTGTCCGGTCTTGTTACCGAATAGTTCTATCTCATAAAGACCAAAGAAGCTCATCGCTGTCGGATCGTTGTAAGTCTTCTGAGTTTCAGCTGAATCGATACATATGAAGGTGCAAAGAAACTTTGGATCTTTATCTAATTCCATAAACCATTCAGGTCTGAACAATCCACCTCCTGCAGGGTTGGGATTCTGATCGAACTGAGAAGCATAAACATAGGGAGATTTTGATTGAAGCTCTAGCAAGAATTCCCGGGGATGAACTTCTGGATAGAGCGCGTTACCTGCATCGTCAAGCGCTCTTAGAATCACCTTTCGCCATTTCTTAGTGTCTCTGTCTTCAATAAGAAATGCCGCTAGATCCGCTTCATGTACACGCTGACCAACAAATATAATCGGTACGTTATGACCGCGAGGACGCTGACGTATGGTCTCTTCGTAGTTCTTAATAACTTTCTCTCTCAGAGTATCAGAATGCGCCTCATCAGGTTTATGTGCGTCATCGATGATAACAGCCCCAGAAAAATTTTCTTGCCCAGGAAGCCCGGCGTTACGGCCTGTGACAGCACCCTCAGATCCAAAGGCCGCAACATGTCCACCTTCAGTCGTTGCAAAGTGATCTTTTGCTTTTGTGTCTCTAGATAAGTACACACCAAACAAATGCCCATACATTTCAGATGTCATAATTAACTTAATGAATGCAGTTTGTTCAGCAGCTAAGGTCTGCGAATAAGATATGTAAATGAAATTGCACTGAGGATTAATCGAATAACACCACGCTACCCACATGCAAACATGCAGTGACTTGCCCGATCCAGGCTCAACATTTATCAAAAGGTTTTCATCAGGATATTCTAGCCGAGTCATCGAGCTTAATTCACGGCATATTGTTATTTGATGGGATTCACGACCTGTAGGGTTTGACTGGATGTAATCACGATTTGTTATATATTTGGTAAAGAAACGGATGAATTCATATAGCGATCCACGTAATCGAGCCGCCATCTCTTCCTTGTTATGGTCTATGCGCTGAGTCATCAATACTCTTTTTTGTGTTTGTTATCTAATTGTGCCTTTAATATTTCAAGTTCTTTGTTCAGTTCTTCGTTTCTATCTTGAAGTTGTTCAAGTCGCGCAAGATCGCCATATACTTTAGGTAAAAGCTTAGATGCAATCCATTTACGAGCATCTACACGTAAACGAGAACGTGCAACCCATTCAGTATTAGCAACATCATATTCTTCACCTTGACTATTTATTTTTGTAACCGTATCACGTGCAGAATCATCAGCAATTGTCATGATTTCAGTTGCTAATAAATCGGCTTGAAGACGCTTGGCCGCATCGTATTTCTTACCAAAGTCTTCTTTGTCAATACGCCAGCCATAAATAGTTTTAGGATTTGGAAAATCTTTATTATCCGCACAAATCTTATCAAGACCATCTGTACAAATTGATATTTCCCTACATATTTTAAGTGCCAATTTTTCAGAATACATAGTAGGGCGACCAAAGACGTATCCAGGCGGTTTAGGCTTAGCGATAGGCTTTTTAGCCTTAGCTTGCTTTTTTTCCGTCACCTTTTTCTTTGGCATTAGGCTTTCCCTTAGCTGCTTTTTTCTCTGGCTCGACTGGAGGTAATTCAGATTTAATTTGAATCTTACCTGAACCGCCGCAAGGTTCACATTTAACAATCATAGATCCCATGCCCCGATAAGTTTTATTACCGAAGCATTTTGAACATGTTAATTCCATTGTAATCCTTTATTTATTCTAGATTTATCAGTTGTTTATTATATCTACAATCAATCTATTAAGAAACTATTTTCTTCGCAATCGAGTGCGCACCGAAACCAAAAAGCAAATAAACCAGATTTAAAATGTCGTCTGGTTTAATTGGAAAAGGAGTAACTATGCCTGTATGGATGCAATGACCGCCCCAAACATAGGTCGCAATTAATATTTGTGGAAAGTAATAAATAAGCACTAAAAAACCCGACGTCCAACCTATCATCGGCTGCCAGCCAGAATTAAATAGATGAGAGGAGGATGCCATAATTGCATTTGTAGCCAATTGTGCAAGTATGGGTTTCTGTACTATTTCTTCTAAGTCCTTCTGAGAATTAAGGCGAGCTTTATCCGTGGTATAGAGATTTCCTACCGCTTCTATAGGTTTTGCAAGAACATTTCCCATCCCAAACCAATTTGATAAGCCCATATAGTACCCCCATTAGATCAATTCAAAATGAACTAAATCCCTCAGGCCGTGTTCGTCATCTATATTGTAATTACGATTCCAATCACCTCCGTAGCGTAACCTATAAGTCATTTTACCTTCTGCATGTAATCTTTCAGCCATGCCCATGACAACTCCTGCTAGCCAAAAGAACCGATTATTATTGCTCCAGTCGATAGGATAGGGGGATACATCGACTGCCATTGATGGACTCTTATTATGGTTACCATGCGGAAAATGAAGCTTAGAATTTCCAGCAGCAAAGGCTTTTTCTTGGTCTGCTTGATTGCGATAACCTTCCAGCACGGTGCAATCAATAATCTTTATGACTTCATTAAATAGCAATTGAAGCTCAGGATGACAAGTAGCTAATTGAGATTGAGACTTGAGACTAAATTTAGGCATAATCATTCCCATCCTTTTATAAGTTTAGAAATTTTCAGCTTGATCTGGTTATATTCTTTTTCGCGTATGACAATAAGCTTAATGTCAGGATGATACTTTTTCATGCGGCTTATTTTTGTTTTACTTCTATCATCCATCCAACCTTTTACCTCATGATATTCAATAGAATCATTATTATTAACAACTTTAAAATCTGGCAAATATGAAACGCAACCGCGTCTAATGCCTTCAAACCAGAAAACGTCTGGCTCATGAAGCCACTCTTTGATTTCTCCGATAGACTTTAACCATTCCAAATAACGGGCATAATTAGCTTCCCATTTAGATCGATAATACTTTTTTATTAATCCAATTTCACGCCACCCACTTTTCCATGTACAACTTGTCCTCTGAGGGGCATAACATTGGTTTTTTATTCGAGTTTCTATTATTTTCCTATTTCGCATAAGTTTTTTTTCATCATCCATGTTAAACCATGTTTCCTTAGATCGAATAGACTGCATTTCTTTAAATTCATCAGAATGTTTTTTTCCTAGCATACCTTTTGGGTGGCCATTTTCTTTTATCCATTTTTTAGATCGTATGCCAATAGATTTTTTTTGCTCTTCTGTTTTTACTAATTTACCTTGTTCATGGACACGCTTTAATACCAGAGCTTGATTTGGTCTCTTTTTACCTATTTTGGATTTTGCCGCACGAGACTGCCAATTTTTAAAAAAATCAGAATCTCTATTTTGATACAAACCTAATCTTGATGTTTTCATTCTAATTGAAGGTATAGATTTGTTAAGTTTTATAGCGCAATACTTCATCCCTTTCGAAGGATAATTTTGTATTAAAAATTCTGTGTCTTCTCTATTCCAAGTCATAATTAATTATATCATTCAACCATCCTGCCAGTGCGAGTTTTTATCGTCCGGTTTAGGTAGTACTTGTTTATCGAGGGCGGATAGAGCAGCTTGCCCTTCACTATCGAGTCTTCCATGTAATTTATCCATAATAAGTTTAATGTATTTTGCCCCGTTTTTTATCTGGGCTTCTGTTCTAGTATATTCGGTTTTCTTTGGAATGGAGGGTTGTCTTACACGTTTACAGTAATGAAAGAACTCAATGACATTAGGTGGCTCATGAATAATTCCATTACGACATAAATCTAATGCATGCTTAATTTCTTCAGGCGTTACCCCGTATAAACCAGATCGCCATCTAAATTTTTCAATATCAACATAAGAAGGATTTGAGAATCTTTCGTAAAATTTAGTTCCATAGATTTCAGCCAGGCGTTTAAAGATTCGATCTATCCATTCCTCTGGAAGTTTATAGCTATCCATTTTTCGACCATCCTTGTTAGACCTGCTTTTCCCCTTAAAAAATAACAAAATATGCACTGTATAGCAATCGATCATATTGCCAACGCCAACAATGCGAATAAGCACGGGCTGCACTTGCTGTGCAAATACAGCAAGTGCTATAATAGAGACCTTAAATCAATAGGAGTCGATTGAAGTGTATAAACAGAAATTACAAAAAATAATAGAACGTCAACTTAAAGATGCACGTGAACATAAAAAAGATGCTCAAGGATTAGCAGATAATGCATATTGGGATGGACATATTGAAGCTTATGAAGAAATTTTAGCATTTTCAAAAGTTGTTAATGACTTATAAACCATAGGATCTAAATAATGAAAGAAGAAGCGACTATAAAAATGATTGAGTACTGCGTTGAATTAATTAATAACGATGAATCTCTTTCTATCATTCAAGAAATGATAATGCTAAAGCGCATTGAACTAGCAAAACCAAAGAAAAGAGTTCGTAAGGCTCTTGATCTTATCGACGTTAAAACCAATTATTAAAATCTGTATGTTTTTACTGTGTCTTAGAGGGGACACTTAACCCGCGACCGAGGGGTATACTTAGTTTTGTATGCCTCAAGAGTTATCCACAAATTCTGTTGATAAAGGTGTGGATGAAGGGTAAAAAAGGGTCTTGTGATGAGGTGTAGCTAGGGCTTAGGCAACATGAATCTATAGTGAGCAAAGCTGTGCATCCCTTAGTTAAAAGGGGTAAAACACCGAGGGGTCACTTAAGGGGATGGGTTTCTATAAGATTCTTGTAATATTCACTAATTGTACGAGATGGATCTAAATTAAACATATCTAAGGCTTTTCTGGTCATATTCTGTTTATATTGTATAGAAAGATCTCTTTCTGCTTGGCTTGGCACCGTGGGGACACTTAGCAAATTCCCTAATACCTTTTTCACTCCATTCTTCGCTACTGTTCCAAAGTTACCCAAATTTTCTTTGATTAAGCCCATCATCGCTCTGGATTTCTTACGGTCTTGCTTGGTCACTTTCTTTTCGCTTCGTTCTTTAGCCCAGCCTCTCTGCTGAAACCATTTAGTCCACATCTCCCCTTTAACATCGAGATCGATGAAAAACTTAGGGAGGAATGATCTGATTGAGGGTAACCCCTTAACTTGCCCCTCGCTATTACGAACGAATTGTTTAATGACCTTGATATATCCCGACCTTACAATATCAACCATCGCCCGTTTAGCCCGCTTTAATTGAATTCCTGCGTGCTTAGCAAGCTTTGAAAGAGAAAGGTCATGGAAACTGCCGTTATCCTGTAAACGTCCCACACGCCCCGTAGAATCATCCTGGTAATAGTTCATAACCTGAAGAAGAGCGATAGCGGCTTCTCTGCGTTCGCTTCTTACTTGATTGCCGGATTCATCATGGAACTGAAGAGTCTTTAAAGAGGTTTTAGGTTTAGCATAAGCGGAATGCAATCGTTTATCGGTTTCCTGGACAACTTTCGCTCTCGGCTTATTCTTTGATGGAATAACGAACAGCTTAGGCACAAAAGGGATATGATTACAGCAATTAACGTGTGTCAATAGTTGACTTACGGCGTTTTGCTGTATATTCTCGCCACCTAGTGTATTAGTGTAACTGCTCAGAGTGTTTGCGCCGTCGAAGCCTTCAACACCCTGAGCAGGTTTCCTACCTTCTCTCATAAATCTTCCTTTAAAATCTAAATCATTTAGATAAAATCAATTGCAACACTCTAATCCCGACAGCAACGTTTCGTCAACCTATTTTTTCGCATGTAACTAATTGAAAAAAATAATGTATTTGCTGTATGTGCTAAGCACATACAGCACTTGCTAAGCACATACAGCACGTGCTATAGTCATTAAAATCCTTTTCAATCATTAACATAGGAAGAAGCATGACTAAAGTAATTGCCGTCATAAATCAAAAGGGAGGCGTCGGAAAAACAGCCACAACTTGTAATTTAGCATACTGCTTTGCTAAGAAAAATAAAAGAACATTGCTGGTAGATTTAGATCCATCGGCTAATGCGACGCGAATTTTCTACAAAGAGGATGATATTAAATTAACTGTTAGGGATTTTTTAACAAGTAAAGAACTAAGAACGGATGCCATGCTGCCGTGCTTTCAAAATGAACATGTTCTTAATATTTCTCTTTTACCTTCTCATATATCACTTGCAATGGCTGAACGTGAATTAGGAAACAAACCTTTTCGAGAGACTTTATTGAGCCGTAAGCTGAATAATAAACAAGTAAAGTCTGCAGTCGATATCATCTTATTAGATTGTCCTCCGACATTAACGACTTTAACCATAAACGCCATGTATGCCGCTGACCTTATTTTAATACCGGTAACATATGCCAAAGACGCGCTCGAAGGGGTGGGCGATCTGTTCGATTTGTTATCAGAGATCAAAGACGGTCACTCTTACCAAATTAAAATACTCCGAAATCAATATGACGCCAGAAAGAAAACGGCTAATGCCTATGTCGCCGATAAACTCCAACCCTTCATTAATAAAAAAGATTTAGTTTTAAATACAATCATTCGACAAGATGAAGAAGTTAACAAGGCCAGTATTAACGGTTTGACCGTCATGGTAGCAGCGCCCCATTCCAATGCAGCCTTAGACTATCAAAATTTATGCCACGAATTACAGGATATGTAATATGACAAAATTAACAGAAGATCGTATCCCAGACATGAATCCAAAAGAAAAACTTAAAAAGAAACTAGGTCTTCTTACTTCAAAAAAACGTAAGAATACAACTATGCGCTTTCAATATGACACCCTAGATCGTTTTGAGAAGCTATTAGACAGATGTCATGAAGCGATTAATTTTAGGATTTCACGTACAGATATCGTTGAGTCTTTGATTTTAGACGCTTTAGAAAACCGAACAAATACAGAGCTAAAAAAGATATTGTTAGCTTTTGGAAAAGAGTAAATAAATGCACATGCAGCACTTGCTTAGCAAATACAGCACGTGCTATAATAACCGCTTACACAACAACAAAACGAGGAAATCATGAAAAAATTACTAGCTTTAACCCTAACCATTTTATCTGTTAGCACGGTAACATTTGCTTCGACTTCAACAACCGATTGCAACGAATTTGGATGCACAACGAAAAGTAGCGAATCAAACAGCCAGACTTGTAATACGAATTGCAATGAATTTGGATGTAGCACAACGTGCTCAAGGTAAAATAAGCGTGCTGAGTAAGAGTTTCAGCTCTTACCCAGTACTAGCCTTAACGACGGAACAAGGAGTCGGAAATGGATATAATTATCTTAACCCAACAAGCAGGACTAACCAAGTATTTTAAGGCTAATATAGAAGTTCCATGTATGAAAAAGGATCTTTCTATGAAAATAACCTTCGATACTGTATCCGCAAAAGAACGTCTTAAAACCCCCTTCAATTATCACTGGTTAAAATTCAAAACCTATTTTTTTAGTAATAGAGGAATACTACGTGCAAACAAGAGATGAAGACCACGACGAAGACTTTAACGACCATGAAGAACAAAACGAGTGGGATGAGTGGAAAGAGAATGACGACGCTAGGCGTAACCGAGAATGGCAATCAGATCAAGGGAGAGCTTATTGATGTTTATTCCTTGGTGGGTTTTGATAATCTTAATTTTAATGATTTTTTCGGATAGAGACTAACGTTCTACGTAGAACGTTCTATGCAGAACGCAGAACGTTCTACGTTCTAAAAACATATACACCCGACGGGAATTGAACCATGGCATATTTTAGATGCCCCAAATGTGGGGGACTATCCAACGCCAAGAAGTGCTTAAGCTGCAAGATTAGTGTTGCACGCGCTTCTTATTTTAATTATTATGCGCGTAGTCGCTACTTATAAGGCTTAAAATGATTATTGAAAAACCAGGAATTTACAAGAATCTATCAAACGAACATTACCATGCTTCAAAGGGCTTAAGTAATTCTAGTATGCAATATTTACTACCTCCTCACTGCCCAAAGATGTTTTGGTATCAGCATTTATCCGGTAAGGTTATACGTAAATCTACTGCCGCATTTGATCTAGGAACAGCAGTACATACCTTAGTTTTTGAACCACAGGAATTTGCAAAGCGATTTTATTGTGTTCAGGAAGTACCTAAGAAGAATACGACAATAGGCAAAGCTGCTTTTAAAAGTATGGAAAAAACAGCTGCAGGACGTGCAATTTTAGATAAAGTCGATCAAGATACCGCTTACTGGATGGCTGGGAACGTTACCTCGCACTCAATGTGGAAATCCGTTAAGGGAGACGCATCTGGCTGTATAGAAGATTCTCTAGCTTGGACAGACCCTGATTCAGGTATCTTACTCCGTAGCCGTCCAGATTTTTATACTGATGATATTATTATCGACCTTAAGACAACGAAAGACAGCTCACCATACGCCTTCCAAAAAGCTGTATCTGATTACGCATATCATCGCCAAGGGGCTTTGTCTATTGACGGCCTAACCACACTTAAAGACAAGCCTTATCGTAACGTCGTCCTATTCGTCGTTGACAAGAATCCTCCGCACTTTGTTCGTTGTTACGTAATGACTGACAACGCTATCGAACAAGGTAGATACGAATACAAATATGCTGCAGCTCAATATCGAAAGTGTAGCGATACAGGACTATGGGAATCTTACCCAGAAATCATTGAAGATTTAGACCTACCGCAATGGTCTTATAGGCACTTTGAAAATGGGTAGACCATTAGGAAGTAAAAATAAAAATAAAGTTTCTATAAAAGAAAGATTATATTCAAAAATTATAATCAATCAAAATGGGTGTTGGGAAATGGAACCATATAAAGGTCATCGTTATCCTGCATTACAAGTAGGTAGAAAAATAGTTAGAGCTAATCGATTATCTTATGAATTACATAATAATAAAAAAATACCAAAAAACAAATGCTGCCTGCACACATGTGATAATACGAAATGCATTAATCCAGAACATTTATTCATTGGAACGCACAAACAAAATATGCGTGACATGATAAAAAAAGGAAGAGACAAAAAAGACCCACCATCCGGATCACGCTGCGCTCAACATAAATTGATAGAGGATCAGGTATTAATAATAAGATTACTATTAAAAGATGTGCGCGGAAGGAAAAATATCGCTGATAAATACCGTGAAATAGCAAACATATATAATGTTTCTATTCATACTATTTATAGTTTAAATAAAAGAATTACTTGGAAACATATCTAACTGGAGAAATATTAATGAAAGAAATAGCAAAAAAAGAAAATTCAGAAATTGATTTAATTGATAGTGATACCTATTCAGCTCTTAAGAATAGCGTTTTTCCAGGCGCTAAAGATGAATCCATTAAAATGGTTTTAGCCTATTGCAAAGCAAGAAAGCTAGATCCTCTACAAAAGCCTGTTCATATCGTTCCTATGTGGATTGTAGACTCTAAAACTAAAGATGGTGCAATGCGTGACATTGTAATGCCTGGTATAGCCTTGTATCGAATTCAAGCTCAACGCAGCGGACAATATGCCGGTCAATCAGACCCTGAATTTGGTGAGGACATTACAGAAACTTTGAGTGGTGTTAAAGTAACTTTCCCAAAATGGTGTAAAATCATTGTAAGAAAACAAATGCCAAATGGACATATTGTTGAGTTTGCGGCTAAAGAATTCTGGAAAGAAAACTATGCTACACAGAAAAAAGATAGTGAGGCTCCTAATTCGATGTGGAAGAAAAGACCATATGCTCAATTAGCTAAATGTGCAGAAGCACAAGCTTTAAGAAAAGCATTCCCAGACATTATCGACCACACACCGACCGCAGAAGAAATGGAAGGCAAGCATTTCGAACAAAATTATACAGGTAAAGCAGCTGATTTAAACAAAGACTATAAATTAAATCAAGGCCAAACCTTTGACTCTGAGACAGGAGAAGTATCTGAGCCAGTACATCAAGAGCAACCACAAATGGTTGAGCCAGAGATCCCTCAAGCGCCAGAGAATAAAGCCCCTTATACATTTGAAGAATTAAAATTTAATATGGGTGTATCAATTAGTGTTCAAAATCTAAATGATTTAGCCGGTGTTATTTCACAGTTAAATATTACGAAAGAACAACGCGACGAATTAGCAAAAATATACCGAGACAAATTAAAAGAATTAAAGAAGTCGGAATGAGGTGAAAATGCTTAAAACTCCGAAAGAAATAGCTATAGAGTATGGTTTTTCGGTGTCGCATATCAGAAAGTTGATTTGCCAAGGCCATATTAAAGCTGAAAAATTAGGCCAGTTTTATGCGATTGATCCTGAAAGCGTTAAGGGATTAAAACGTAAACGCCAACCGAATATAGCTAAAAAGGATCTTAGCAATGGAAGCGATCAATGATTCGACAAAGCTTATAGCTCAAGCAATTGATCTTTTAAAAGAACTAAAGTTCATTTGTGAAGTGGATAAAGAAATTCATAACGAAGCAATGGAACTTTTAAAAACTGCATTAGATAAATTGGTGGTGGAGATTTAAAGGCATGGAAAAAATTAGAGTAAGCTCTAGTTATCTAAAGAAAAAACAAAAAGAAGAAACACTTTTTATATATGAGGATAATTTAGATAAATGTCCTCAAGATTATATCGATTGCGTAATGTTTATAGCGTTCCATGGAATAGATCAAAATATAGATAGACATGTTCTTATATTAGATGAAAAAGGAACTAATGAATTTCAAAAACTACTTGAAAAAGAACTTATAGATATAATTGTCATTAAAAAACCAATAAGTGATAACCCTTCATGGCAAATAAAATTAATCAGAGAGCGAAATCCAGGAAATAAATCTGATTCAAAATTATTCCTGGGTGGAGAAATGCTAAGAAGATTTTGTGATGCAAAAAATATATTTTACGTATCATATCTTAACGATGAAAAACTTTTATCTGCATCAAATTTCATGTATGAAAAGAAAGCCGGAGAAGATTGCCGAATACCTATAGATAGAGAGATAAAATAACTTACGCGAATTGTAAGCAATTGGATACAACAAGTTTACGTATCCAATGTATCACAGAGTTATGACACGCATAGTAATGTTATTGAGAGGTAAGGAAAAAGCAGCGAACTGGAAATAGCAAGCTCCCTGTGTGTCGCCAAATAAAGACAGGCCGGAGAGACGGCCATTTATTAATAAGGAAATAATATGATTATGGAAGAAGAATAACTATGACTAAACCATCTTTATTGCTACAAGAATGCGGCACACTCAACAGAGTTTTTGCAGCTTTTTTTATGAACCAATGCGCCATAAAAGACGGCATTGACTTTGAAGATTCAAAACCTAAGATGAAACAAATAGCCTGTCTCAATGAAGATGGGCAGTACTTTACCGAAAAAGATTCGCCTTATGGATTAAAACATTTTTTCCATGGCAGAGTTGAGATCAGCTCACTTGATTTTGATAAATTTAGGGTAGCCGGAATATATGAATTTTTTGATGATGAACTTAAAGAAAAAATCACAGATTCTGCAAGATATTTTTCTCAAGCTGTAAAATCTCATAATCATTGTGATTTTGTGTTTTCAAGTCTTCCTGATGCAAGTCCTTTTTTATATGATTGCATCCTTGATCCTGATACTAACTTTAGATCCAGATTAATTATTGGCCGTGATGTTGCGGAAAATAAATATAAGGGGGTATGGGAATTCAATTGTTTGTTAGTCAGTAAATTTAGAGAAGTTGAACCACATCCAGTTTACGGAATACATCACAAAGACGTTGACTTCATGACAGATGAAGAACGCGAAAAGTTTAATAAAAAACCTATAAGTGAATAACAAGGAAAATGATATGGAAAAAATTATACAGTTAATAGCATCGCCAGACCTTTATGCTGAATACAAAATTGATGCTGGTACATCTAAAGGCGAGGTTCCATTCATTGCTTTATCTGAGACAGGAGACATACATTTTATTGATTTTGATGAAGTTGGTATGATTTATGATGTTACAGAAGTAGACAACTTTGTAAGATTAATTAGGCGGTAATATGATTAACACATGGTTTACCTCAGATACGCATAAGGAAATCGAAGGATGAGCAACGAATGCTTAACATGCGGTTTAAAGGAAATTAGCAATACCAATGAATATTATTTTGTTAATCCAGGAATGGTCATAGTTCCCTGTTCTTATCTCCTTTGTGAAGATCATAAAAATTTAAGATATTGCTTCGATGATATCTATGAAATAAATGGAAATGAAATAAAAAGAAAAGATATTGATCATGGAAAAGTAAAATTAAGAAGCTTTGCTGGACAGGAACTAGCTAAAGAAATCCACAATATTACAGCACGAAAGAATATAGAAAAATTCATCAAAACTGGAAAGATTCTTGATGAAAATGGCAAAGAGATCGATATCGGATCATCAGTAAATTATGAGTTATCAAAGTCATGAATCTAGGAAAAATAATAAAATATACAATATGGGCAATTATTATATTGATAACTTTTTGTATTATTGGGATTGTCATGCAATACAGATACGATGATTGCATAAAGGTAGGTCATACTAAACTTTATTGTTTAATGAGTATGGGAAAATAATATGAAAAAAATCATCAAAAGAACTTTATTTATTTTTTTTATTATGGCATTCGTCGTTAGTTTTATTCAGAATTTCCTTTGGATTTTTGTGACTAGTGGATTTCCAATGCATTTTTCATCCATTATTTTTATGGGATTTTTTGCTGTTTACATAGGCGCATTTTATTTTTTAAAAGCTTGGATGTGGGATGATAAATAATGCTTAACTTCAACCAATGGTTTAGATGCATGTTTACTTATAAACATGATTATTTTTTAATTAAAATACTTAGCGACACCACTAGAAAAATAGGATGTCATTATTGTAAAAGAGTTTTTGCAATGAATGATGATGCGCGTTGCGTATTACCTTGGGATTCAGATTTTGAGATGTTTTATATAAAAATAGATGAACTAAATAAAAGTCTAGGAATAGTTGAATGAATTTAGCAGATATAGTCTGTTCATTAGAATTAGCTGAAAAATTAAAAGAGCTTGGGGTTAAACAATCATCGCTTTTTCATTGGGTAGAAATGAATCATGAAACTGGTCTTTATAGAACTGTTTGGGAAGCTAAAGAACTAAACAATACTATTGCAAGTGCTTTTACAGTAGGTGAATTAGGCGATCTACTTCCTTATGTAATAGGAGGAGAAGAGGATGGATGCCCATATTTCATAAGATTTTCTAAAACTAGAATGGGAGAATATTCATGTATGTTTTGGCTGCATGGCGGAAGGAATTCACCAACAGAATCTTGTAATGAAGATTGCGGCCATGCGATACAACTTTTTTATGAAGAAAAAGAAGCTGATGCAAGAGCAAAAATGCTTATTTATTTGTTAGAAAATGGATTAATAAAAAATGAATAAAACGTTTACTTGTTATAAATGTAATCAGACTTTTCCTAAACGAGACGATGAGGAATGGTCTGATGCTAAAGCATTAGAAGAAATGATTACTCTTTACCCAGAGACAAAAGATCATGTTGATATAGGCGTTCTTTGTGATGATTGCAATGAAGAATTTAAAGCTTGGTTTTGTCGTCTTACCGATGAAGAAAAACAAAAAATGAGAGATGAATATGACAACACCTGAAGCAATAATGATGTCTGTGTTTTTTGTATGCGGAGCAGCAATATTAATAGCTTTAATTCTTAAGGATTAACATGACCGGAAAAAAATACACAAAAGTTAAAGATAATGTTTTCACCACAAAAGAAAACTTTGTCAAAAAGGCTAAAGATTTTTATGTTGCTGTTGCCGTTGACAAGGATGGCAGTGAAGGCGTTATTGCTATGGTTGATTTTAATAGATTCCCTCCCATGGAAAAACCATTAATGGGCGCTTCTGAAGAAGACAGGGACGCAATCATGAAAGCAGCTAAAGATGCTAGTGAAAATGCCGTTATGAAAATCAGGGTATTAAAATACACACAAGTCGAAGTATACGCAGAGTTTATTCCAAAGAAATTAAATTAATAGAGATTATTATATGCACAAATATGCTTTACGTTATGGATATACCTTAGAAGAAAAAGAAGATGGTTATTCAAAAGAAGAAGCTATCGATGATAAAGGCTTAACAGACTGTCTTTTAGGTATATCAATTTTACTTCCAGAAGATGGAAGTTATTCACAACAGATTTGTATCAGCGCTCATGGTAAAGAGAAAAGAGAACTCACTCAAAAAGAAATATTTAAAGCTTGGTTAATGCTCGGAATATCTTTACATGACACTGGAGCATTAGGTGGATGGCAGCGAGAATTTGTGCAGATGCATACTCATCTTGTTAGATCTATGTTTAATCACTCAGATAATTGTGCATCACTAAAAGGCAATAAAGATGGATAGTAACGAAGTACGAATAAGTAAATTAAAAGAGGATGTATTTGTACTTGCGACAGCGCTTAGAAAAGTCATTGCTCATATGTGCCCGTTTGACGATGAAGCACAAGAAGAATTAATTAACATCCAACATATAGTAAACAATATAGCGAAGCGCAATAATGAATAAATGCGACCATATGGTTGGTTTAAGATTGCCTAGAGCAGGCTATGATCCAACTTTAATAATTTACCATTCTTATCATTACATATTCGATGATCCTGCTCATGAAGAAAAATTTAATTTCTGCCCGGAATGTGGAGTGAAGTTATGAAAGAAATTATAATTAGAGAAGATACTTCAGATTTTAAAGAAGGATTTAATTTTGCTGTTAAGGCTATTCACGACATGATTCAAGGGCGTGAAGACTATACGCTCGAAAAGTTAAATGAAACATTAACAACCATTATAACCTTAATAGATAACGGGGTTTGGTGGCCTGGTATTAAAAAGGTGATTATTCAATGAATGAAAAAGATTTGAGAATAGAGAGATTATCGCTTTGCTTAGGAACAGTTATTGGTCAAATATCTGAATTGCTTAATTATATGAAGCAAAAGGATTCCAGTATTGTTAATGCTTATCGATCATTAAGAGATATTCATAATGCTGCAGGATTACAAATTCATGAGCTTTATTACAAAGATAATATTCCTAATGAAAAATTAAATAGTAGGGAATCAGAGGATAAGTAATGACAGAAAAAGAAGAATTGCAGGCTATATTGTCGGCTATGTTATTAGAAGTATATCCAGACAAATCAAGACAGATCATAAAAATATTAAGAATAATTGCAAAAGAAGTCGTGGATTATATTAAAAATATAAATACGGAACCTTCTACTGAAGAAGAAATTATGACGGCTGTTGCTAAGTCATTAATATTTATTGCAGTCAAAGGAAAGGTAGACTATCCATGATACAACAAATTCCAACAATAAAATGTCCTAATTGTAAAAAGGTAAGTTATAACGATAATGATATCTATCATAAATTCTGTGTTTATTGCGGCTTTCATGACATGTTGGAACTGAATGAAAGAAGAGTGAAAATTATTCAAAAATTAATACCCATGTTTTATAAAGGAACCGAAATGAAAAAAAAATGGGATCTGCAATACCATGATGAACCTATGTTTAATATTACTGATGGAAAAGTAACTAAATATGTAAACGGGTATTATACAATATCTTTTGAAGGTGCCATGTACGGTTCTTTTAGCAAAGAAGCTTTTGATGAAATGAAAACAGGTGAGATACTTAAATTCGTCGAACAAATGCTAAATGATGCGTATGATTTGGCTTTGAAGCTTCATGACTAATTGATTCAAGAAGGAAAGCAACATGCAGGATGTCAAACCACAAGATCTACCCTTAAGAGCGCTCAAGATTATACGTAAAGGCTATAAAAACAACCGTAGTGACCCGCAAGCGAGAGAGAGGCTACAACAGATCAATCATCTAATCGACGCCAAGGCGCGAAGATATAGCGTACCTAAGAAAGTTAACCTAACATCGAAATCTAAGGAAAAATAAATGGAACACAGTGAATTTTCAGTACATATGTTAAATAAAGCAGGTATAGAAAAAGCTAACAAGATTAAAGATGTATTTAATGAATTTCTAACCAACCTAGCTGACCTATGCGCGCCAGGCAGAGAGTTTAGTATAGTTAAAACCAAACTTGAAGAAGCCTGTTTTTTCGCTAAGAAATCTATGGCTAATCAAGAAGTGAATCAAGTGAATGAAAAGTAAATAGTAAAGTTTATGGCCGACGATACTCGGAATAAGGGCAGTCTCGATAGCCAAACTTCGGCGGGGAAAATAGGCCACCCATTTTAAGGAGAAAGGGAATGAAACTTAAAATATTTGTAAGCTTACTTATTTTGACAACTGCTCTCTATGTTGAATATCTATTTTTTAAATCTGTTTACCAACAAGAAATAGACAACATACAGGCAGCCCAATATACCTGTGAAATTTTCGTAATAAAAAACTTTAATGAAGAGCTTGAAGATGACTGACACAGAAGCCATGTTAGAAGATTGTAATAAACGTTACCAAAAACTAAGTGATTGGGAGCGTAGCTTTATAGACAAGCTATTTGAAATTCCTACATCAAACATCATCGAAAAACAATACGAAACCCTTGAGAAAATATGGGATAGAATCACGTAATTAAGTAGATTAGAATGGTATTTACATCAACTGTTAACAAGGATGAATACCGTGAGAGAGCAAGGCACAGTTAAATGGTTCGATAATACTAGAGGGTTTGGATTTATTGAACGTGAGAATAAAACAGACATATTTGTTCATTTCAGAGCTGTTAAAGGAAATGGGTTTAAATCTCTATCTGAAGGTCAAAAAGTCTCATTTGAGACAGCAGAAGGGCGCAAAGGCTTACAAGCTGAAAATGTGGAATTGATTGATTAAAATGTTAATAGTAAAAATATGCAAAAAACATGGAAATCTTGCAGCTGAAGATTGCTATAGATATAAGGATAAATTTCATCACTGCAAGAAGTGTATAAAAGATTACCAGAAAATTAATGCTGTAAGAATTAAAGAAAAAAAGAAAACATCTTCATATTATGTGAAATTAGGAAATAAAAAAGGAACTTTTCAAGTAACCCAACAAGAATATTTGCATCTAAAAAATAAATTTAAAAATAAATGCGCTATTTGTAAATTGGAGCCCAAGCCATCCCGAAGACTTTCTATAGATCATAATCATGAATTAAAAAAAATACGCGGTTTATTATGCGATAATTGTAATCATGGATTAGGTAAATTCTTTGACTCTATAGAATTATTATCAAATGCAATTAAATATTTAAAGGCTGCCAATAATAAATAACAGCCTTTATTTCTCACCTTATACTTTTTTAGACTTTCTACCTTTTTTAACTTTCACAGATGGATCAACAATAGATTCATCCGCTTTTGTTGGCTCTAATTTTTCTGCTTCAATCAATTGCTTCAATAAAACGTTGTATTCTTCTTTAGCGCCGTGCAACATTAGAATCTGATTGTTCATCTGTTGTACGTATTGGCCTTGTTGCATAATAGCCGCATCCAATTCTCGGAGACGCTTTTCGATATTTTCTTTCGTTAAAATCATTGCAAAACTTCCTTAATTAACTAGCTGCACGAATAAGTTGATAATTGATAACTGTATCACTACCTGGATCTGCACTAAAGGTAACAGTCAAGGTATTTGTCGTTACAACAGCCTGTAATACAGTGACATTTGCTGTTCCATCATTAACGACTTGAACAAAAGCTCTATCGGTTGCTGCGACTGCACCTGTAACTGTAAACGCTTCTGCAGCTGCACCGCCGACCGTAGTAACTTGGTTAGCAAACTTAATCACAGCAGCAGGTGCGACACCCGTTGCTAATTTTGCAAGAGTTACGGCACTATTTGCAATAGTTAATACACCGGTTGCGCCAATTGTTGCATCGCCACTTAAAGCGGTTGCTGTTGGAACCCCTGCATTACCTGCTAATATGCTACCGGTTGCCAATGTAGCTAATTTACTATAGGCAATAGCCGCTGCAGCATTGATATCAGCATTGACAATAACACCAGCCACAATCGCTGTAACACCGGTATTTGTGATAGATATATCACCTGTCATAGCAACGTCGGTGGCTATATTCCCAGCGTTACCAACAAAGATATGTCCACTAGTTAAAGCTTCAATACCAGCACCAGCTGATAAGGTGATAACACCGTTACTGATAGATACCGCTAATAACGCAAATAATCCTGAATCAGTGATTTCATTATAGCTATATAAGCATTCCACAACATCACTAGGCGCAAGATCAATCGTACTCATTTGGCCGCCAATACCATTTAAATAACCAGCTGTAGTAATCGTAGCTAGATTGTCTGTGGTAAGCATTTTAATCGTACCTGGCTTTACTCCGACTTCCCCAACGTTAACTCTTACAATATTTTTAAGTGACATGATTAATTCCTTTTGTTAATTAATAAAGTTTAAATTAAATTTCCTAAAACACCTTTCACATACATAACATAATCTTGAAATAGCAGAGTGGGATTAGTCTTTTTAGCTAAATCATAAGCGGCTACAAAGGCAAAATTAGTTTTTAAATACAAAGTAAGACCTGCAAGTTCTTCGGCATCTTTAATCACTTGTAAATCAAATCCTGGGATATTAATTAGCTGATCTAATGTAGGGCATTGAGCTATATTTTCTGGTAGCCAATCCACGAGCCATTCATCTATTTGCATTGGATTAATGCAAGACAAAACTGCGTCTTCACTATATAGGCGCAAACTAAATTTAGCGTCAGGAACTAAATTCATGATCCGATAATACATTTCTTCTTGAGTGAACATTTTATTAATTCCCCTTTATCGAATACGTATACCTGTTATATTTCCATATCCCACTGATGTGCCTGTGGCATGAGAACTATTTCCCACTAGATAAATCGTGGTAGTAACGGAAAGATTAAATAGGCGCATAGGAACAGGGCCACCTACTGCATTTGAAGACGTGGGTGCACATAATATTCTTGTATTAAAAGCGGTAACAGGCAACGTTGCGCTTGTATTATTAATAGCAAATTGAACTGCTTCACCTGCTGCTGAACCTGCAGGATTAACGGTAGCATTGCCAAGAACTAACCAACTTCCTGCTGTCAAACTAATAGAAGTTATATTAGTCGTTGTACCCGTAGGCATACTCACGGCTGAGCCTTCGAGAACTTGAGCTGTGATAGATTCACCCACAAATCCAGCCGTACCTGCCGCACCACTTGTCACACCTTGGATATTGATACCGCCTGTGCCTTGAGCAAAGATATTTCCTGTTACATTTGTATCAGTTGCACTCAAGAAGGATAGAGAAGGCATATTACCCGTAGCAGCATTTTGCATGGCCAAATAATTAACTGCGCTTGCCGCTGGATTCCATAGAAGCATATTTGCGCCATTTGCATCTAATAGACCTGCAGTGATACGTGGAGACGTACCTAAAACCGGTGCACCCGTTCCAGTATAAGCCACCCATCCTGGCACTCCACCTGCCGATGTCAAAAGTCCTGCTGAGTTTACAACACTAACTCCCGCCACCGTGTTAGCTGCTGAAGAATAGAGTAGTTGGTTAATAGTCGTTGTAGCAGGCCATGTTGCTGTTGACCACGCTGGAGCCGCTGTTGAACCTGAACGTAACATCTGTCCCGCTGTCGCTGTTCCGGCTAAAATTGCCATTGCGGATGCTGTGCTGTAAACAATACCACCATTAGAAGCGGTTAATGCTGCTGAAGTTCCACCTTGCGCTAATGAAACTGGAAAAATAATATTTCCAAATTGATTATAATTAAAAGCGGTTGTATCAACGGTAACAATCGTTGCTGCATTATACCAGGCAGTACCTTGCAATGTTGCGCCGTTATTAATAAGAATCAATCCAGTATTATTAATTTCGGTAGCCGTATCATAAGACGTTGCTCTTATCGCAGACCAATTTGTTGAAACTGATCCTGCATTGGTAACGGTATAAATTCCTTCATTAGCTGTGGTCATCCCGGTTGCGGTATTTTTAAATAAAACATTCGCACCCACAGGAGGATTAACACCATCAAGTGTAAGCACCGCTTGAACGCCAGCATTAGTGATGGTAGCACCGACACCGGATCCAGACTGTGTAACGGTTCCCAAACTTGCAGCAGACGCTGCATAAACGCTTGTTCCATTTAATGCAGTTTGATCTACGTAATTTTTTGTAGCGGCATCTTGAGCACTAACGGGATCAACCACGTTATTAATAAGATGCGTATTCATATTAAGTGCTTGGCCTTGCGCACCTAATGCAGTGATATTCGTTTGAACCGCAGACGGTAATGTAGAACTAATAGAGGGAACGCCTGAACCTGATGTGATTAAGGCTCCATTGTTTCCCGTGGCGAGTCCCGCAATTACGTTGTTTGCTGAAGAGTAGAGTATCTGGTTTATAGTTGTACTACCAAGTCCCGTACCACCACGTGCCACACTAAGTTGGCCAGACCATCCTAGGGTTAAAGAAACAGCATGCAGCAAAGACGTTAAAGGCGTACCACCAAGCGTTAAGGTAACGTTTGTATCGTCAACCTTTGTTAAGGCTTCACCTGCCACCAAAGAATCAGCATACGCTTTATTTACGGCATCACTAGCCGATATCGGTGCAGGTAGACCTGTAATGGTATTACCATCCATATCAATGGCACCGGCCATTGTCCCACCGGCCAACGGAAGATAAACTCCAGGTTCGCCTTGAAAACTAAACCGCGTATTTAGACCGTTCCGTAATCCGACGACGATATCGTCAACGACTAAATCGCCCCCGTCAATGAAGGTACTAAAATGTGAATCTTGTGGAACAGCCATTAGAAATCCCTCTCAGTCTCGTTAACTTGGCATTGCGTAGAAAGCTACACTTACGCCTGGTGTCGTGGCTGTTGGCGCAAAGAAATTTAATACATCGCCAACATTTACTAAATAAGCTTTATCTAGGGTATTAGTCACTAGCTCAGATGTATCTTTAGCAAAGGTGCCTGCTGCAGGAACATCAGCTGTTTGGTTAACCGCGACCCATACGTTTCCAGTGGTTCTTATTACTGCAAGCATCTTATTGCTATTATCATTGCCACCATAGGATGTAATTCCACCCATAATGCCGCCACCAGGTACGGTAAGCGTCGTATTTGTTGCCGCAACTAATGTCGCATTATAAATTTGATCTGAATATTGCTGACCAAAATCATTAGATCCTTTTGTTTCTTGAAACGTTCTAAATGGAGTCGTCATTTTAAATTATTCCTTTTTATATAATTCCTAAACGGGCATCCGCTATGTAATGGTAAAAGATTAAACTTTGTAATGTAAAAGGTAATCCACCAAAACTTGCTGCCGTGAAAGTAAATAACTGCCTTAAACCATTAGGTGCAATAAGAAAGCTTTTTGGCGATTGACCAGTAAATACATAACCTGAAATTGCATCTGTATTGGGATTAACTTTTGGTGTGTTATCAGGAGATAAATAGTTATTTCCTGAAACCATGCCTATCTGAATTGCATTAGCGGTTCCGGTAGGAGAATAAAAAGTTAACGCTGGAATCACCCGCTTTACTTGATTGAAAACTACACCAAAAGTTTGAGCATACATATTGTAAACTAACCCGGAAGAATCCACTGAAGTAGAAAGAGACACGGTTCTAGCTCCAGCATTAGTGACAGCGCCTGGTAGAACATTAAAGTCATAGCTCTTTTCATAATAATATTCACACTCCCTCAGTACTTCATCTAAAGTTTGAGGAGCAGGGCGTGTTGCAATATCACCTGCGCATAGGCCGACCGAATTAATAATCAATTGATTAGATGTTGTAACGGAAGCAGTACCAATTACGATTGCAAAAAATGTTACGGTATTTGCAATCGCAGGGGTTATTGACCAACCATTAAATGAGAAATCACTTAAATTAGCGCCTGTAGTGACATTTGCTGTGGCATCTTGTTTGATATCGCGTTTAATCTCTGTCCAGTTACCATTAAAGGTGGCAGGTTTTCCGTTAGCATCTAATGTTAAAACTAATGAATTGTTGGTACCTGTCGCGACATTAGGTAAAGATACATCGGTTGTATACCAAAGAGAAATGGTTAAAGGAATAGTAGCTGTGGCCGCAACCGCGCATAAATTAACGGCTAATCTTTCATGCAACATATCACGTGCGGTAAATTGATCAAGATATTGAATAACCGCCATTTGAGTTGGGGTGGTGGCACCTAAAATGATATTACCATTCACATCTGCCGCAATTGCTACACCACTATTAATCGATTGAAAAACAATAGTCTGATCCCAGGCATAAAATGACTTATTTGCACCAATAGCCTGCGCGCCTATGGAAGTTCCTAAAATCTGAGCTGGATTTAATGGGAAATCCCACGCCGTTAAGAAACTTGGAATTTGCTTATAAGCTAATTGTGGCTTGTAATAATGCGCTAAATGATCCCGTTGTCTAGCTGCGGTTTGTTCGTCAAAAGGAATATTAACGGATATAGCTGTTCCCACGACTTGAATACTTGTGATAGCAATATTACGGGCTGTAGGCAATATGATAGAAATATCAGTATAACCTGTAGATGCCGGTGAATTTGCTTGATCTGTAATCGCTGCATTGTTCGCTATAATATGATAAGCACCGTCTGTAGGGATCGATGTGCTAGGAATAATTTGAGTAGGAGTTCCTGTCGATGGAATATAACTCATCGATATAAAAGAACCGCCACCGCTTAATACCGCTGCGGTAATAGAACCACTGACAAAACCACCTCTGAAAATACTAGGAGTATTTAAGAATCGTTGCCTTAATTGAATGGTAGAACCAAGTCCAGCAGACGCTTCTATACGTAATGCAAAAGGAGGATTTGTAACGACTCCAGCTGATACTGGTTGCAACCTTTCGAGGGTAAGTGTTCCTGTTCCAGTCGTTATAACATCCCAATCAGGAGCAATAGGGGTAACAGTATCACTACCTGTGACGCTAATTGTTGCAATAGCACTGGAATTAAAATTAACTTCAACGAATTGAGGATTAGACATCTCATTTTCGGTGTCTGTTCTTTCAGAAGGGGATATCCCACCCGTATCAACGTAAGGGACAGCTTGACGGACAAACTGCGGAACACCGCCTGAACTTTCTACCGTAACATAGTAAAGATCTAATTCCCCCTCGTTATCGTAAGGGTAGGCGTAAGGAACGAATGGATCGCCATCTTGATCGACAAACGTTCCTGACAAGCCTAATGTTAATTGAGATCCAACAGAAACGAATGTGTAGTTAGGGCTAACACCGGCTATCTGATAAACAACTTTTGGAGTTAAACGCTGCGCATCGCGGTAAAAACTGACAACACCTGCAGCCAAAGGGAGTCCTGTATCTTTGTCTAATATGACTTCCTCAATATTAAATAGTGGTATATATAACGGATTAATCGCCATGCTTGACTCCCTTCGCGTAAATTCCTGAATACCTGTTATATGGTAATGGATTAGTCATTTAATTTCACTTCCCTTTCTTCTTTAGACTTTTTTCTAAAAGGCTTACCCATTCTGGATTTGTCATTAAATTAACTAATGCAACGTCATGAGCTTGGCCATATTTCTGATCTAAGCTTCTTTTAAGGGCATCCACTTTATTTCTAGCGGATGACATGCTTGTCTTTTCCAATGCGGCCGCCGTTCTTATAGACGGATCGCTGGGTATTAAATCACCGAATAACAACTTCATATCTTTAAGATTTTGCTGTGCCTCTGGATAAGGTTCTAGCTTATCTAATAACTTTTCAAAATCTTTTTTACTCTTCATAAATTTAGAGAATTCATTACCTGTCATGTTTCTTTTATCAAAGAAATCCTCTATGTCTTTCCGAGTAAATTCACGCTCTGCTATTTTTCGAGCTACTTTATATTCTGGTTGAATTTTATCCATTTCAGCGACCATTTCATTTCGAGCATTCGTTGCTTGATCTGAACTAAATTTCTTCATACCTTTTGCTTTTTCTTTTTCCATATCAGCAATCACACGTTTAACGATATTCCAATATTCAAAGCTATTTTCTGGAACACCTCGAACCGCGCGCTTATAAGTTGGATCTGACTTTAATTGTGAAATAGCATCACCAACAATAGGATCTTGTTTCCACTTTGTTAAAAAATCGTCTGGGACAGACGCACTCATTGCTTTTTCGTAAGCTGCTTTCTTTTCAGGGGCGAGTTCTTTGGGATCATAAATATTACGTTGAAGTGTATTTAGAGCCTCCTCTTCGCTTTCAGATCTTCCTCTTCCTTTCTCAAGTAAGAGTTTAGAACCCGCATTAGTGCGGCCTATAGTGCCTTGCTTTGCCGCTTCAAAAGGGGACAAGGTTGATTCTGCTGGCGTTAAATAGCTAAGACCTAGACGCTGCGCTGCTTCCTGACGTTCTTTAATTTCAGGTAAATGCTTGCTTTCAATATCAGAAAATAGCTTTCTTTGAGCATGTGTTTCAGGCTTGATTGACTTGTATTTAATGTAATCACTTAAGGCTTCAGTAAGGGAAGGAAGCATAGGTATTTTAGCCGTTGCACCAAGTCCTGCAAGAGTATCAAGTCCTGTGGATGCTGCAGTACCTGCCATCTCTGGAATATTTTTAACAAAATTTGTCGCAGCTTGTGGGGCTGCTTTAGCAACGTTATAAGCCGCCTTTGGAATATTACTAATGGTTGTATAGCCGCCAGGAGAATTAGGCGCAGGAGCCATATTAGCGGTAAGGGGAGGGCTTCCTGGCGGTTGAGCAGGGGTTACATCAGGCTC